GTAGTGAATGTTTCCTACACAGCAATTACAGCAAATGCTGCGGGTGTTGAAGTGGTAAATCAGTATGTATTAAACTTACCTGACCCTCTAAAAACTATCCCAACTATTCTTTGGTTAAATCACGGAGATTTTCAGGCTTACCAACTTGCTTTAGTAGCGGCTAACCTTTATCACTTTGACCCTATCCAATTAGCAAACGGACAGATGGCTATTCGTGTTCCTTTCACCAATACTATCGCGGTTTCTTGTGAAATTGGTGCTGTAGGTTCTTACGCAGTAGTTTCTAACTACGACAACCTACTTTTAGGAACGGATTTATTGAGCGATATTACTTCACCGATTAGCTGGTATAGCCAGGATTTCGGGACTTACAGAATGAAGCTCGTAATGAAGATTGGCAGCGCAGTAGCTTTCGGTAATCAGGTAGTTTTCGCATCCTAATCTTTAACAGAATAAACACTTACAAATTAACAAAAATATATTAAAATTATGGCTTCAAATTGCGTAGTTCAACAAGGCTTAAGTTTAGCATCTTGTAGTAATAATGTCCCTGGCATCAGTCAAATCTGGACTTTAACTTCTACTGGTGATACTGCTACTTTCGCAACAATTACTTATGGCACCACAGGTGCTACGAAGAATATGGTTTTGAGTGTAAGTGGTGCTTCAGCTGGTTTAGAGTTCAAACAAATAGACATCGTTAGAAACTCAAGTGCTGCTCTTAACGAGGACACTTCAATCAACTTGGAGAGTTTAGGTTTTACCTATAACACTCACCTCTTATTTACCATTCCAGGTATAACACAAAACCACACCGATTTATACGAACAATTAGTTCAATGCACAGAAAGTTATTTTATCGTTCTTCTTAAGACAGGTAAATACTTCTTGGCGGGACACGACGGAGGTATGTTTGTATCTTCAGCGTCAATCGGTTCGGGTTCGCTTCCTGGTGACCCTCAACTTTATTCATTAGACCTCGTGTCTAACGGAGCGTCAAGTGTTCCTGAAATGTATGTTCCTACTACATTAACAGCGTTCTTGGCAGGTTCAGGCATCACTATTGATAGTGAATAATACAAAACACTAATCAACAAATTAAGGGGGGATAAAACCCCCCTTTTTTTTAATATGAAATTGGAAGTCGTAGCAAATAATTTGCGATTAAAAAGAGGGAATACTTTTGTTAAAATAACAAGGTATATTATTACCAATTTAATATTAGATTTAAGAAACCCACAAGTTAAAATTGAAGTTGAATTATTCAAAGACGACTTACTTGTAGATACACGATATATTTATTTTAGTGAGACCACAGGTGAGGTTGATGTTGATAATCTAATAATTCAAACGAAAGAAATACTATCTAATGGCGAAATATAAATCACTACAAACGACATACCTTAATGGTGATGAGTTATTCAATTTTGGGGGATTTGTCCCACCTGTATTGTTTCCTGAAACTCAACCAATAACACCAACGCCGACGCCAACTCCGTCCATTACTCCAAGTTCTACACCAGGTTCAGTATCACCTACGCCAACGACAACACCCACCAATACATCTACACCGACTACAACGCCAACGACAACACCCACCAATACATCTACACCAACGCCATCACCAAGTCCTGTCGTTTATGATGAATACTTCGGTAGTGGTTCAACTGAAGCGAATGCTTGTGCTGCTGCGGAGACATTACAACTTTATTCTAATGAGCCATTCTTTAGTGTAGGACAATATCTTTATTATGATGCTGGTTTAACTAACCCTGTATCTGTGGTTGGTTATTTATCCGCAGGTGATGTTGTGTATTATTACGATACATTCTTGGGATTAGGTAATGCCGTATCGTGTCCTGCTCCAAGTCCAAGTCCAACGCCAACTCCGTCCATAACTCCAAGTAATACCCCAACTATTACTCCAAGTAATACCCCAACTATTACTCCAACTCCAAGTTCAACTCCAGTAACATTTACCGCAGAATATAACACAATTTTAGCAAGAGCGGCTACACTCGGTTATACAGCACCATCTTACGCACAAAAAGTATTACAAAATCAACTTATTATTGACCTTAAAAATGCTGGTTATTGGGCTAAACTTGGAAATATGTATATCTTCAAGGTTGATTTAACGGGTGGTGGTTCTTCGGCATTTACTCTATTGAACTGGATAAATCCGTCATTGACTACTTGTTCTTTACTCATTCACGCAGGGGGGGTGGTTTCACCAACACATACAACTCAAGGTTGGAGATTTACAAACGAAAACTATATGAGAATTGGAAACCAAATTAGTCAAGGGACAAATCCAATTTCAACAACAAGTATTAGAAATAGTGAAGGGACTTATGTTGCTGATTTTGTTGCCAATTCTACAAGTGGAAGTAATGGTATTTGGGGAACAGATAATAACTCTTGGAACAGAGCATTTTACAATAATGTAAATAACCATCAAATATTTAGAGGGATTAGTTTAACAGATAGTTATGACTTTACTGGTCTTGGTTTCAAGTCAGCAACTATTGATGGAGTAATAACGGCAGATACAAACATCTATTTCCAAAATGGCGGAACACAAACACTCAAGACCAAAACTACAACTGATAGTGGCGTTGCTGGTGGTAGTTTGTATCTAAACTATATTGGAGCGGGAACAACAAATAGTTTCAGTTGGACTTCGGGTATGTGGTTTAGTGGAGCAGGTTTATCAGCCGCAGATATACCAGGTTTCCAAACCATCATTACAAATTATATGAACGCATAAGATGATATACATTCAACAGAACACAACCAACGAAATATTTGTAAATGTTAGTGAGTTTAAGACACTACCAACCCCCTATTATTTGTGGAGATTACAGAACGCACAGACAAGGGAAATTATATCATTTATACCTCAAAATATTACATCAACATATCCGTCGTTTTATGCTAACAAATATGATGTTTTTTCGTTCAATACATTCTTGAGTGGGGCAACCAATTTTATTTATTCAGGTGGTAGTCCTGTTAATCTAAATCTTACAGCAAATAACGAATATTGGTTGGGGATTTATGAAACACCAGTATTATCCACAAATGTTAATTATGCGGGTGAAAAGTTATTAACATCGTTGGCGTTTATCTTCGTTGATGAAAACAACCAATTCTATTCAGGTAATTCACAGAATACCGCAAACAATATTATCTATAACCCGAACGGAACACCAATACCACCATCACCATCACCGACCGCATCCATTACTCCATCACCAACCAAAACTCCAACTAATACCCCAAGTATTACACCGAGTATCACAAATAGTCCAACTCCTTCTATTACCTCAAGTCCAACGACAACACCGACCAAAACCCCAACGAATACTCCTACGGCAACCCCTACGATGACTTCTACCCCAACAACTACTCCAAGTATCACCCCGACCAATACAATCACTCCTACGACAAGTATTACACCAACTAATACTCCAACCTCAACTATAACTCCTACGCCATCAGGAAGTCCTGGTGCGAGTGCGACACCTACACCAAGTAATACGGAAACACCGACGCAAACTCCAACCAATACTCCTACCGAAAGTCCAACACAGACCCCGACCTATACTCCAACGAATACACCATCTATAAGCCCGACTAATACACCGACGACTACACCTACGGAAAGTGTTAGTCCAACACCGACTGCGAGTATCACACCGACGATTACTCCAACGGGAACTAATACTCCTACACCGACCAATACTCCTACAGAGAGTTTAACACCGACGCCAACAATAACTCCAACCAATACACAAACTCCAACTAACACTACGACTTCAACACCAACGGAAACTCCAACGAATACACCTACATCAAGTAGTCCTGTGGTTAGTCCAAGTCCAACTGAAACCCCGACACAAACTCCTACGACTACACAAACTCCAACTAACACTACGACTTCAACACCAACGGAGACCCCAACAAATACACCTACCAATACTCCAACTAATACTACCACACCGACGCCAACGCCAACTTCTACGAGTGTTGGATTTAATTGTTCGTGGAGTGCCATTACTGATTGTTGGGTATGTAATGCGAATGAGTGGGACGAGTGCCAACCTGTTCCTCCATACTCACCAACGCCAACTCCGTCTATAACCTCTTCACCAACACCTACCTTAACTCCTACACCGACCAATACAACAACACCGACGCAAACTCCAACTCAAACCAGCACACCGACAAATACCCCAACTCCATCGTCAAGTCCATTACCTCCTTTATCGTTTGTAATAACTTCGGGAGCAACTAAAGATGATGCTTGTGAGAGTGTTTGTTTCTTTAATGTATATGCTCAAGATTTAGGTAATTGTAGTGGTTGTGTTGGTGCGGGACTTACTTGTTGGGCTTGTTTATCAACATCACAACAAATCTATCTTGATAGTGGATTGACTATAGCTGTTCCAAATGGATATTACACGAATGAAATGGCTACAGGTAATTATGGAACTTGGTATATCGTTGGTGGTTTCCCACAACCAGCAGGATTTAGTGGTGGTTGTGCGGTTCTACCTGACCCCGATGCTGAAACTTATTTAGCGGCAGTAGTAGCCGCTGGTGGAACTTTGGATTGTAATATTTCAGGTGCTACGATTGACCTATTCGCAGGTCTTAAATCAAGTGGTATTTGGGATAAGTTATATGTATTTTATCCAATACTGGGTGGAACTGCGGCATCTACCGCAATCAACGCAAAATCACCAGGTTCATTCACTATGACTTGGAATGGTTCAGTTATATTTGACGCAAATTATGTGCAATCTACAGGTGTTAGTGGTTATGGTAATACTGGTTGGGACGAGGTAAATAATGGGGCTGGTTCGGGTGATAATTTAAGTTATGGTTTATACACACCGACAGACCAAAACGAAAGTGCTTCACAAGTGGGAGATATGGGTGCTGAAAATGGAACTTATAGAACAAGAATGAATATAAGGTCGTCTGGTAATTTTAATGGTTATATTCAACAAACTTACTTTACTTCAGCATTATCCAATACAAACGCACCTAGCAGTGGATTTACACTATTCCAAAGAACAAGTGTTGCGGATATGGCGGCATATAGAAATAATACTTTAGTTGCCAGCACCAATTCAATTGCCTCTGCTGCTCGTGTAAATCAAGATGTATTTGTTATGTGTTATTCTATTAGTGGGGCACCAAGTAATAGAACAACTCGTAGATATAATTGGTTTAATATAGGACAATCTTTAACATCAGGGGAACGCTCTACTTTCAACACTCTAATAACTAACTTTAACACCACATTAGGAAGATTATGATATATGTAGGAAAACTAACAGAATTACAAAAAACCGATTTGGAGGGACAATTAGTTCAACCTGATTGGTATTTTTATCCCGTTCAAGATGGTAATACCCCTCCAAATTGGGTAATATCAACACAAGAAATAAACGCATCTATTTATCCACAAAACGAGTGGGTAAAAAACCTACCTTTAATAGAGTGGGTTGAACCGATAATTATAGAATAACAGATATACAAATATGGCAGATTTAAGTAATCAACAAATCAATCAATCGTATCCAGGTCTTTTAACATTACAGACCTCAACGACAGGTATTACACAAAACCCACAATCCTTACAGGACGGATTGGGTAATGATACTGGTTTCCAAATCGCAGAAAATAGATTAGAAGGTGGAAACTTATTTAATGTTTATAAACCAAATACTCCACAATACACGGGTATAGGTTTTAATGCGACTGCTCTAAATCCAAATGCGGTTCAAAATCAATTAGTATGTAATGGATTTTATGATACAGGATTATATGATTATTCCGCTATAACCCTGAATTGTATAACTTTAGAAGCAGGGACTTCTGTTGATGTGGCATTCTATAATTCACAATATTTAGACACTTATGGTTATGTTCCTTATCAAAAAATAACAGAGGTGAATATCAATACAACTTCAACAGGAATTAAAACTGCGTCCTTTTCCCCATCTTTATCTTTTAGTGGTATGGGCGGTGGGTTAGTTTGGGTTGTTTATAGATACAATACTTCAGGAACTCCAGTTTTAAGATTGGCTAATAATCCTAGTTTGAATGTTCCATTTTATATGGGGTGGGCTATGTTTGCGAGTTTAGGTTTAGTGTATAATACGGCTGGAACTATGGCACAATCACCATTTAGGTTAAATAGCACAAGTGGAAACCAACTTGGATTTGTTTTGAATACCGCTTCATTTCCATCTACTATGACCTCAACACAATTAGATACAATAGTTTCTACTAACGCAACCCAACCAGGTTTTATTCTACACACAATAAGATAAAAAATATGAATATGAATAATCCACAAAAATCCACCTTTAATGCCTACAATTTAGCTCCTGGCGATATGTATAGATTAGACATTCGTGAGAATGTTGAAAGACATATAAAAAAGGACGATTGGTTGTGGTGGGGTGATATGAATGATTACCCACAATTCGTATTAGAATTGATGGAAAAATCTGCTACATTAGCAGTTTGTTTGAATAGTAAAATTACAATCAGTTTCGGTAAGGGTGTTGAACTTGAGGGTATGGGTAATAGTATGGTAAATCGCTACGAAAGTATTAGTGAATTATACTATAAATTATTAGCTGATGTTTGGATTTTTGGGGGATTTGCCTGTGAAATAATTTGGTCTAAAGATGGCAACAATATTGAAAGTATCTACCACCTACCATTTCAAAATCTTCGTGTAAAGAAACCTTTGGAAGACCAACACGAAAGGGAAACGGAGTGTTATTACTACTGCGAAAATTGGAAGGCATCAAGAAAGATAATTACTCGTTTTGACGCACTCAATCCTGTTGATAGAAGTGGAAGACAAATCTACTATTGGAAAAACTATACCCCAAGTAATAACAGATTTTATCCACTACTTCCTTGGCAGGCGGGAGTTAATAGTGCGGTATTGGAGAGTGAGATATGGGATTTCCACAAAACAAACCTCGCCACATCACTTCTACCGAACTTAAATGTTAGTTTGATAGGTTCGCCTACCCCACAGGAAAAAGAAGAGATTTACGAAGAACTGGTGAGGTCTTATAGTGGTAAGTGGGGACAGAAACTTATGTTGTCGTTTAGTGATAGTCCTGAAACGAGACCTGTAATTGAAACCATTTCAAATAGTGCCAACTCGTCGTTGTATATTGATGTATTGTCTTTGGCACAATCTTCTACGATTTCTGCTAATCAAATCAGTAGTCCGTTATTGATTGGAGCTCACATCGGTATAGCAAACGGGTTTTCGTCAAACGCCGACGAAATCAAAACTGCTACTCAACATTTAGTAGATTTCGTTATTAGACCTCAAATTGAAAAAATGAATATGGGATTGGAAAATGTATTGGCGTTAAAATATAACAAACCAATCAACATAATTAACTTCTTCCAGAACACAGAAAACTTATGATTTATTATATCAGCACCGATTATGTCCGTAATAATCTTCCTGTAGATTATTCATTATTGGAGGGGAATATTTTACCTGCTTTACAACAGGCACATTTCATCAACGCTCGTGATTTGTTGGGGGACAAACTCTTCAATCAAATTAACCTAATGATTGAAAACAATACGATTTTAGACCCTGAAAATATACAATACAAATATCTAATGGATACTTACCTCCAAGATGTAGTTTTGTATTGGACGCAGGTTTATTTGACTACTAATCTATTAGCTAAATATGCGAACAAAGCATTATCAACCAACAACGGAGAGTTCAGTAATAATGTTGATTTAGCAATCTATAGACAGATGAAACAGGAGTGTAGGGACTTGGCAACATACTACGCTGAAAGATGTAAAAACTGGTTATACTGGAACCAACAATACTTCCCTGAATATACCTATATGATTACTAATGGTGAGCAACCGAGCAACCCCCGAGACAAGTATGCTGCGGGTGGTATGGTGTTAGGTCAAAGAGCTCGTTGGAGTAGAAATAACCAAGCATTTAACTCTTGGTCTTCTTATGGTTGTTGTGGGTAATGGCAAATTACTTTCCAACATATCGTCGTGGTGAAAGTATTACAGGGTATGCTCAACGATGCTCAAGTAGTCCTGACTTGGTAAAGGTCGTTCCATCACCAAGTGCTCGTATTGAAGTTTGTAGAGAACACGCACAAGAGGTTCGGGACTTTGAACCGAAACAACCATTTTCACAAACAGGTAAAATCGTTTCATCAGTCCGTTCGGTGAATGGTTAAATTGGTGATACTCCCTTCCGTATTTTAGATAGAAACATTCATAGGTAATCTTACCTGTATGAGTGGATTGTAATACATTCACCTTGAAGTAATTGTCTTTGAGGTGTATTGTCGTGCTTCTAACTATTTCAACCATACCACAAATATAATTCAAATATTTTTTATATCCAACTTGACTTTTGGAACTAAAGGAACTATTTATTGTATATGAAACAAACAGAAAACCCAAAACAAACAAATCTTCATTCTAACGAACCCAAATTACCAATCCATATAAGACCATCAAAAGATGCTCGTGATGACTTGTATGAACGGGAAAAGTGGTTAAAACGGGACGAATATTTTTTTAATCTACAAGACAAACTAAAATACAATAAATAAAATTAAAATTATGCCACACATTAAACTTACACCACAGAAAGTTAGAAACATCAAGAAACTCATTATTGAGGCTAAATTAACACAACAACAAATCGCAGAGAAGTATGGAGTTAGTCGTGCTCAAATTACCAAGATACATTTGGGTATGGTTAATCCTGATGACCCTAATGGTCGTTGGGCACATATTGTCGTTGAACCAACTGAAAATCTTGAGGAAATATTTAAAGTTAGTGAGTTTAAGAAATGAGTAAAACTCCTTTTATATTGTATAAACCTTTCAAGGATTTATCAACATACGAACGATTGTTGATGTCGTGGATTATTTCCTTGAGTGAGGCTAAACAGGTAATCTGTTTTGGTAATGAATATGCTGCTAAAATGATTGGGGTTTCAGTTCCAACAATTACACGAGCAATTACTCGTCTTAAATCGCTGAAATATATTACAACTTTTCAACCTTACGGGGAAAGACGAATAATTCGTCTATTGAATTGTCCCGAACTAGAGGATATTAACCTTGAAGTTTGTGATTTAGAAGGGGTGGAAAAATCTTCTACCCTCCCTAATCAAGATGATTACCCCCCCTCATCACAAAGATTAGACCCCCTAATCAAATTGACTACCCCCCTAATCACAGAGATTACCTATAATAAAGAATATAATAAAGAACATAATAACGACGACGACGAAACGCTTGGTTTATTTGAAGAGAGTTGGAAAAAGGACGAACGATTTGTCCGTTTGATAAAACAATTCCCAGAAGACAAAAGAGTTAGTATTAGTGAAACTTATGATTTGTATTGGACTGAATTACCAGAGGACGAACGAGTGAAGGCTGAAAACATTACACCACATTACCTTCAACGAAATATCCATTCACCGCACTTCATCAAAAAAATATTATATTATTTTCAAGACCGATTTTGGAATAAAGACACAATTTCTATATCTTTGTATGAGAAGAATAAAACAATTAAACCATTATCCAATCCAAAGACCCGAACTGATTTTGAAATGAGTATGGTTGATAAACTTTTGGAAAAGAAAAAAATACAAGAACAACAAAAAAACAATTAAAATGAATAAGACAAATGGCATCGGTGCTTTTGAAGCAAATGAAGAAAACTTCCTCTACCAACTATGGCAGGACATTCAACCTTACACAAACAGACATAAGAACAAAAATCCGTTCAATATGATATTCTTTAGTGTTTGTGATTATCTTGAAACTAAAGACGAGTGCTGGCTTTGGACGGCATTACTCCGTGATAATCCAACGGAGGAAAAGATGATGGATACTATTAATTATTTTTGTAAGCAACTTGAACCTTTCATATACAAGTTAATTAAACCTATCAAAAATAGCTTTGGTGAAATTATTGATTACGAAGAAAAGAAACTGATTAAGGATAAAATGATACTAATGGTTTGGATTAACGAATACAAGACCTTCAACGGAGTTAAAGTCAGGACTTCAAACAACAATTATATTTCACTCAAGGGAATATCAACAAAAGGTATATTCGCAAAGATAGATGAGTTTAATTCCCTCTGTAATGACTTCAATTTCAAAATTGATGAACTTACCTTACCACAGCTAGAAAAGTTTATTGTGGATTGGGAAACCGACCAAAAAAACGATATATGGAAACCATACCCATCGTTGAGTTCGTTTGAAGAAAGTTATTTGATTGAAAGGGGTATTGAAAGTGCTGAAGAAGTAAGAACGAAGCCGTCGTATAAAATCGGGGTAGGATATACAAGCTTCTTGGAAAGGAAGGGATATAAAGACCTTGAAAGCACTTTAGATGTTTTTGATTTTGAATAATATATTTATTAATAAGGGGAGGGGTTTGTCCTATTCAGTTTTACTATCCTTTTCGTGATGGCATTTATTTTTTTTTAACCCTCCCCTTTTTAATTTAATACTATGGAAGAACAAGAAGATTTATTGGTAAGAAGAAAAAGAGTTAATGACTACGGAGAGTGGGAACACGAATGCGTTGAATGTGAATTGTGGCTTCCTCCAAAGAGATTTTCGGGTTGTGTTGAAAAGATTGATGCTTACGGAAATTGTTTGGTATGTTCTTCCTGCCGACAAAAACTAGCCAATAAAAAAAGAGAAAAAACTTTGATGAAACAAAGGGAAGATGTTTTGACGGCATTGGGTTTTGATGTTAATTCAACGAAACCTGTATGGCAACAATTCAACGACAAACACGGATTTAAGTATTGAAATATTTATCAAAATGGATTTAGTAGAAATTATCACAACTGGTTTAATTAGTTTCATAACGACGGCAATTGGCTATGTTGTCGGTTTAAAGAGAAACAAAGCGGAAACCACAAAAATAGAAATAGAGAATGTTAAGGAAGTAATTAGTGTCTATGTGGATACGATTAACGACCTTAAGATTGAAGTAAAAGACCTCAAGGATAAATTAGCCACTTATCAAAAACATATTGAAAAATTGGAAACAGAGTTGTATTCTTTTAGACAACAAATGGCACCCACCACTTCAAGAAAGAGAGTTGTAAAATGAAATTAACAATTCAAGATGTAGATGTTAAAGATATTTTCAATTACAATATTGAAGATAGAAAAAAACTCGTAGAAGAGGGGGTTGAATTATTCCTTCAACAAACGAAGATTGGAGCTCTAATTCTTAATTGTTCTGTTGAGCAGTATATGGATAGACACCTGATGTTATTGGAAACTGAAATGGAGAAAGCACGAAACAACGAGGAGTATGAAATCGTATGGTATTACAACGAAATCATTTGGGGAATACACACAAAAAGAGATGGAAACTGGAATATCTAATTTAGAAATAAGAACGGACGGAACGATTTACCAAGATGGTAAATTAAAGAAACCTTACAACCACTCCAAAGGATATGATATAGTTTGGGTTGAAGGTAAGAACAAAAGGGTTCATCGGTTAGTAGCGGAAACCTACATACCAAACCCCCTGAATAAATGTTGTATTAACCACATAAACGGGGATAAGAAGGACAATCGTGTAGAAAACTTGGAATGGGTCAATACAAGGGAAAACAACGAACACGCACGATTAAATGGATTACAGGAAGAGAAACAACTTGGAATACCTGACCTAACCAAAGAAGAGGTAATTTATATCCGTGAAAATTGTGGTAAGAATAAAACCTGTTATAGATTAGCCAAAGAGTTCAAGAGGGACTATAAAACAATAGAAAGAGTGTGTAAGGGGTTGTCTTACCAAGATATTTAATTTATATTACGACTATGTGTTCTTGTAAGCAGACACCCATACAAAGATTAGAAAGACGACTGGTTAGTAGCGGTTGGTCTTCTATGACCCAGAGTGATTATCAATTACTCGGGGAATACATTTTTGGTAAGTTAGGGGTAAGACCCAAAGACAACCAAGAAGTTCAAATATTATACCCTGAAGCTAAAAAGGGTTAGTAATTAAAAATCCCCATACCAACTACCTTTGTGCCATTTGTGGTCTTGGTCGGGATTTTATTGGAGGACTATGTCCTCCATTTTTTTTTTATTTTTTTTTTCAAAACATTTGGCAGTTCCAAATATTCGTTGTTTCTTTGTGGTATGGAAATCAAAACAACAAACCCCGAAATGAAAAAATCAGTATTTACCTTGATGAACGAATGTATCGTAGAAAAACAAATTGACCTCAATAGTAAGTTCAAGTTAGAGCGTGTATGTCTTATCAACGCAATCTGTGATAAGATTGATTGGAGTGGATACAATCCATTCAGTGCAGAGCGTAAAGTTCGTGTAATTGAAAAGATGGTTCAAATGGCATTTGATAAAAAATAATTTTGTAGAACCAAATAAAACCAGTATCTTTGAAGTATGGAAAACAAGATGGATAAACAAACCTTTATTGACCCTGAAATTAAATCTATAGAAGTTGATTACATTATGGGGTATGTAGTAAGCATTACTTGGAATAATGACGAGCGAAAGAGTGTAATTCGTTTCAACAAACAAAAAGATGCGGTAAATTACTATAATTGGCTCAAGGGTATTACAAAATAATTTTGTAGAACCAA